GGCATCAGAGCACCGCCCTTTCCCACGCATCGGCATAATCGGCATACCCCAGTTCGCGCGCTGCCGCCGCCATCGCTTGCCAGGAAAGCTCGCCCGGGTACTTAGCTTTGATCGCCCTAAACATTTCGCGCTCCCGGTCTTTCACTCGCTTGACTCTGCCCATGTCGAGCGCTGTCCAGTCGAAAGGCTTCGGCTCGCCGTACTGCTGTTTCCATTGCTTCGTTACGTCCGGTTGGTTCGCGCGCGTGATACCTTCCCGGATATCGCGAGCCACGTTCAGTAAGTCGGCATCCGTAGGGCAGTACTGCGAAAGTTCCGCGCACTTCGCCACGATGACATCCATCGGCGTGGAGAATTGGTTAGAAGCTTTCCGGAGTCCTTGCGCGAGCCCAAGTATTCCCAGGTGCTCCTTTGGCCAGTTCTGGCAGCGAGAGAAGGCACGGGTTACCATTTCCTCCGGACCTTCCTGCTCTCTTTCGTCCTGCTCAATTCGGTCGATATTTGCCATTAGCCCACACTCCATGAAATTGCGATTGGTGGTACACGTTTCAGTAGCAGGCCAGATCCATGTTTCGCCGGACCCGCGCGGTAACTCTCGGCACAGCACCGCGCGATGTACTTGTCGGTGACGAGGTTTAGTTTCTCTTGGGGGAATTCCTTGCTGCTGATACATGCCTGGGAAACTTCTTGCACGAGCCGGAGCACGAACATCTCATCCGCCGCCGGGTCGTGCTTCCTGATTTCCGCAATAGTGAGCGGATATTCGGATTGGGAAATCGGCGGCATCGGCGGCACCCCGTTTGTCGGCGATGATGCTGGTGCTGGTAAGGGTACTGGTACTGGTAAGGGCAGGCTCGCCATGTCTGGCAATTTCCCGACATGTCCAGACATGTCCAGACAGGCGAATGTTAAGTTATTTCGTTTCAAGTACTTTTTTACATAGTTGTCGGCGTGCTCTTGCCAATCATGGATCACAAAACGGTGTATGCTGTTCACTTCCATCCACCCGGCCTCCACTAACGCTTGCATGAGCTTGTCTGCCTCTAACTCGGGCTTGCTATTCATCGCTCCGCGCCACTCGATGCCGATAGCGATGCGTTCATTCGAGAGTCGGCCGATGTCGCCGCGTGGGGCCTCTTTTGCGGTGAGGTGCCAGAGGGATTCCAGGATTCCCACGGCACCCCACCGAGGTAGATTTAGCTTGCGCATCAGGAGATCCATCTTCGTATGATCGATGGCTTGGCGCTTCACTCTTCCTCCGTATCTTCCGAGATCAGCCGTTCCATCGGCACGTTGACCGCCTGGGCACCGCGCCGTTCCGCGTATAGGAGGAGCGATCGCGTCCTCACCCCGATGCGCTCGACCGCGCCGGCCGGCCGATACTCCCGACACAGGCATCCCGGCACGCCGCACTCGCCAATTTTGGGTACTACCGTTCGGCCACCGGTTCTGAGCCAGTGCTGATCGGCGGCGTGCTTACAATGGCACGGTGGCAGCGCTGGCAGATCGCGCCGGCGGATATGTTTCGGCGCGCGCATCACTTCCACGACTCCCCCATTTCCTCATCGGACAGGTTGAGCGGCGCGTCCGGCTTAATCGTCGTCAGCACCAGAGCAAGTTCTTTGGCTTCATCCTGTTCGCCCAGGACGGCAAGTTCCGCATCGGTCATGCGATGGAATAGGGTATCCTGCTCTCCTTCACGCTCGGCGCGGCGTAGGTTCAAGCAAGCCTGCTTGTAGTACGATTCCTTCAGTTCCACACCGATAAATCGGCGTGTCTGTTTGATCGCTACGTAGCCCTCGGAACCGATGCCCGCAAAGGGCGAAAGCACCACGTCGTTCGGATTGCTCCACAGGTCGATGCCGCGCTCAATCACCCCGAGTTGCAAGGGGCAGATGTGCCGCTCGTCGTTGTCTTCCCTTGCCGACTCCCGTTGTAAGGTGTCGCTGGGGTTAATATCCATCCATGTCGGACTGGAATTGAGCACGATCCGTTCGGCGTGGTGTTGCACCATCCGCAACACCTCCATCTTTGCGACATCCGACAGAGACTCATAAATATGCGGCTCAATGAAGTCGAACAACGATAGAGATTCGCCGCCCATCTCCCACACTGGACTGGCGTATTTCTGCCACTGGCCAACCGGAAAGGACTCGTGCGTTTTGGTCACCCGATCTGGGTTTTCTCCCGGCTTACGCATAGTCACCAGATAGTCCGGAATGCCCTGACGCGAGATGCACGAGTCCTTACGGAGTTGCTTGTAGAGCAGCCCAATGGCCTTAGTGCGCTGCATGGCAGTCACGGGGTCTTTCCAGATGCAAACCTCGGAATGGAATATGAAACCATCGGATTGGTGCGCGCGGATCAGTTCACCCCTGAAGTCATGAATCCCAATGAACCCATCGCGCTCCTTCGTGCTCGGCAGGTTCATGCAATGGAAAGACAGGCACCGGCCTGGCTTCAGCAAGCGGTATAACTGCGCGGCGATGAATCGGTAATGCTCAAAGAATTCCTCGCGCGTACGGCAGTTCCCCAGATCACGCTCCGAATTGCTGTACGTGTACAGGCTCGCAAATGGCGGCGAGTAGATCATGTAGCCGACGCTTTCATCCGGCATCCCGGCGAGCACTTCAACGCTATCGCCGTGATAAAGAGCAAACCGAGTAGAGACTTCCTGATTCAGTACTTTCAGATCCATAAAGGCCGCTCCAATGTCTGTTTGGGCAGATAGCTCAAGGATTCCCGCACCGTACCGTGAATTTCCGCCGTGTTGATCGCGCGCATGTGGCCCAGCATCGACTCCGCCATCTCTATCGATTGCGCCTCTTTGCGCTGGATGTTGCGCACCACCGCGCCCTCCAGTTCACCCGTAATGAAGTGAATATGCACCGGCCTGGACTGCCCGAAGCGCCACACGCGGCGCGTCGCCTGATAGACCGACTCCCACGAATCCGAAAGCCCCACGAACGCCGCGTTTGCACAGTTTTGGAAATTCATGCCGAAGCCGAAGATGGAAGGCTTGCTCACCAGCACACGCACATCGCCCGACACAAAACGCAAAGCGGACTTCTCTTTGTGCTCGTTGGAATCAGAGCCCGTCACTTCTACCGCTCCAGGAATTCGATGAGCGATGAGTTTACTTTCGTCGTTCAAATTGCACCAGCAAATCCATTGTTCGCGCGATCCGTTCACCAGCTCCGCGCAGAGCTTCACGCGGGCTGTAATGCTGTCCCTCCGCGCGCCGTTACGTTCCTGTAGCGTCTGCGCCTCCACAGGAAATAGGAAATCGGCACTCCACTCAGCCGCTACGCTGTGCTGGTGATACTGGATCGGCGGCAACTCGAAAGCGTCATCGTCGTAGCCGAGATCGGAAGGTCGGCGAACCATCACGGCCCACGACGCCACCCAGCACCAGAATGCACTTTCCGCGTGGCCCTTCAATCGCCACTTCGAAGTATCGCCACCGTCATGCACGAAAAACGTTGCCAGCATTTCGGACTTGCTCATAATCCCCAAGAACTCGGCATGGTTGCCCAGTTCCATGTGATCGTTCGGCGCCGGAGTCGCCGTGCATGCCAGACGATAAGGGATATGCGCGGAGAATTCCGTGATGGCCTTGCGCATCGGGCCGTCACCCTTCAGGATGCTCGATTCATCCAACACCACCCCGGCGAACTCTCGCGGGTCGAAGTGCTCCAGCATTTCATAGTTGGTAATATTATTCCCCGATTCAGTATCGGCCCCGGATCGACAGATTTGCACCGGAATCCCGAACTTATCGCCCTCGCGTTTAGTCTGCTGAGAGACGGCCAGTGGCGCGAAGATCAGCACGCGCTTTCCGGTATGCGCCGACACATGGTAGGCCCATTCGAGTTGCTGTGCCGTCTTACCCAGTCCACAATCCTCAAAGAACGCGCACTTCCCTTTGCGCAAACCCCATCGCACAATGTCCCGCTGGAAATCGAACAGTTTCGGCGTCAGTTGCCGATTCGGCTCAAAACCTGCCGGCTGAATTGTGATCCGCTTCGCGCCGAGAAACTCCGCGTATGTCATCGGCCAGCCCTCACGCGTTCCAACAGCGCCCGCAAGTCCTCGCCGCAAGCCTCCATACTGCATTCCAGCGCGTTGCGGATCTCCTGTATGTGATCGCGTGAGCGCTCATGAGCCGCGATGATGCGGCACGTAGATTCGTACTTCCCCGCGATGCTGAGATCCGCGTCTGCGCGCGCGATCTTGTCCTCGATGTGACTCTGTTGCGCGCCGAGCTGCTGATCTGCGCGATCCTCAAGGTTGCTCATGATTCCGGCCCCTCCGAGTCGCCCCCCTCTGAAAGCATGAGAAGGACGTAGGCCAGCACCACCGCGGGGGGCACAGCTCATGTGGGGGTCGCAACCGACTATCGGCTGCCACGCCCGAGATCCTTCCCCAAGCCCGTAAACCCCTATCTCTTTACTCATACGTTTTTCCATCATTGAGCTCCTCTGGCACCTTAGGGATGCCGCCAATGGCTTTAGCTGCCTGGACCTGGTGCGCATAGCGCTTGGCGAGGCCAGCACGAAATACAATTTTGCTCACCGTGCTGTGCCCGATATGCTCCGCTATCGCTATTTGCTTGTACGTCTCGCCGGCCTTCCGCCGGGCTGTAATTTCCTCTGCCGTGAGCGTGACGACTCGCGGGCGCCCGGCGCCGGGGGTATTCGGTCGATAGCGCGGCTGCTTACTGGATGGCGCCGGAGTAACCGGGCCTTCAGGTGGGTCCATCGCGCCAGGCTTGGGGCGTTCCATCGGCAGGGCGCGCCGGCATAGGCCGCACTCGCACGGCCCGCTGTGCAGGCGCCTGCGAGCTTCCCGGTACTCTCGTTCGTCTGCGGCGGTCCAGGTAATCGGCAGGTTGCGAGCGATGGTCATAATGTGCCCTCGCCGCCGATGCTACCGTCGCCGCCGGAACGCGGCGCAGCATCGGCTCTGGAGTCCTGCTGCGTTTCTTGGACAAGAATTAAGAACTCTCTTGCGCGCACGCGCCGCAATGCCGACACTAGCATCGTGATCTCGTCATCCTGGCATTGTTCGCGCACGGTCGCTTCCTTCATCACTCGAACCGTGCCGGATTCTGCCGAGCACCAGAGTAATCCGTAGTCCGAACCTTCCAGGTCTTCAGGCCGTACCGGCGCTTCTGATTTCAATACCTGATCCGTCAGGCATCTCGGCACCATGATGTAGCGGAACTGTCCGACGCCACGGTTACAGCGCGCGTGAATTTTGGTTTTATTCGCACGGAAGTCGGAACGGCTTGTTTTGCATTCCACAATGTAGGAGGTGTGGCCGCGCCACCCGATGGCGTCGGGGATCTCGGAGCAACCTGTAACGATCTCCGACAAGACGACGCCACAGCGCTTGGTATTGGTCAACCACTGGACTGCACGTTTCCGCAACTCCTCATGGCTCAGAGTCGGTCCAGCGCCCGGCTTTGCGGACGACGGTTGGGCCGGCGGGATCGCGACCCGCTCTTTCGTCATAATTTGCTCCTCCGGAAATCTTCTGTACTTAAACGGTCCTCTACCATAAATCGGAGCGCCTCATCAAACCAGATTGTGCGTAATGCTCTCGGAACCCATTGACCGTCGCTGGGAAATCTTCGTTGGCTATCCAAGTCATGAATCCGCGCGCCCGCTCGTTGCGATGCCACTCGATCTGATGGGATTTCGCGCGATTCTTGCCGCACTTGAACTCGATCCATAAGACCTCACAACATTGAGGTCCGAGAGGATACGCGGGTTTGATCGGCCTAAGCATGAGCGCATCCGCCATCCCCA